TATAAGAGAGAGTTTTCAAACTGAGCCGAGAGTAGTAACTTATCTGTGAGGCAATAATAAGAAAACCGCAAATGGCTTGACGACTATTTGCGGTTTTCTTATTGCACGGGAGGAGAGGCTCGAACTTTTAATATGTTCTTACTTTCTTTTTATTGAATGATAAATAGCCTTATTCTGTAGTATGATTTATTTTATTATGTATTATTAGTCCGGAATATGTCCGTAGACAAATAATCTTTTTTATATATCTTGTATTATAAAAATCATGTCTAGATTAGATTGAACTATAATTAGTTATATTATAAATTCAACGAATGTCATTTCGTCATTTTTTGTTCAATAAGACTTGTATAAGTCTTTCTTTTTCTTCGAGAATTTTCTTTAAATAAATAATTTCCGCATCTTTATTAAGACTACTTCCCGTATTATCTTCCGAAGGATTATCAAAGAAAATACCAGGAGAAACATTAAATACCTCTGCTATTGCTTCAAGAGTTTTAGTATTAGTTGAGCCTGTTCTTATCATGGATTGAATACTACTTTCATCCTTACCAATTCGGGAAGCTAATTCCCGAATTTTAATTTTATTCTTTTCGCATAAGTCTCTTATAAGCAATAAATTAGCCATAGTATGATATTATATTTACAATAATTAACATGAATTATATAGCATATTCTATTGAATAAAACTATATTTGTGGTATAAATATAGAGATAAATAATAGATTTAATGTAATGTTATGGCAAAAAAAACTTTAAAAAGAAACGAAGACGGGGAGAAGCTAAGAATGTATCTTATTGGTTTACCGATGAAAGATTCTTCTAAAATGGTGGTTAAGCTGGCGGAAGAATGTAAAGTGCCGTTACATACAGTACATAACTGGCGTGCCGGATTATGTCGTATTCCTGAACTTGCAAAGGATAAGATCGAGGAAGTAACAGGCGTGAAAATTTTCCATGTGGATTAAATAACTTTTTAAAACTTATATGTTATGGATACAAAGATTATTGCGAGAGTGAACAATGTAGATATTTTGTCTACAAGTGATGAACAATTGGTGGCAATCAGACCTATTTGTGAAGCATTAGGGATTGATCCGGAAGGACAAAGGCAACGGATAGAACGGGATGAAATACTCGGTCCAACCACCTGTATTATAAAGGCGGTTGCCGCCGACGGAAAAAAAAGATAAAATCTATTACAGTGGAAGATAACTAAAATACAGTAATGAATATCGGACTATTGGCAGTTGATAGTAATTATCCAAATCTTGCGTTGATGAAGATAAGCAGTTATCACAGGAGAAGAGGTGATAATGTAGAATGGTACAATCCTCTCTGTTTCTATGATAAGGTTTATTTAGCAAAGGTGTTTTCTTTTACACAAGATTACGGTTATTACATCAATGCCGATCAAGTAGAGAAAGGCGGTACGGGGTATGACATAAAAAAAGTTCTTCTACCGGAAATTGATAGAATGGTTCCTGATTACAATCTGTATAATGTTGATAAGAATTTAGCTTATGGTTTTCTCACTCGTGGGTGTCCGAATAAGTGCAAATGGTGCATTGTTCCCGATAAGGAAGGCAAAATTACTCCTTATATGGATATTGAAGAAATAGCCGTAAACGGTCGTAAAAATATAATTCTCATGGATAATAATATACTTGCATCCGACTACGGTTTACAACAGATTGAGAAAATTATCCGTCTAGGACTACGTGTAGACTTCAATCAAGGCTTAGACGCTCGGCTAGTAACGGATGATGTAGCCCGGTTGCTTGCAAAGGTGAAGTGGATAAAGCGTATAAGGTTTGGTTGCGATACACCGGGACAGATTGCAGAATGTGAGCGTGCCACGGCTTTGATTGATAAGTATGGTTATAAAGGGGAATACTTCTTCTACTGCATTCTATTGAATGATTTCAAGGAGGCATTTACTCGTGTCAATCATTGGAGAATAAAAGGCAATCGGTTCTTACCGTATTGCCAGCCCTACCGGGATTTAAATAATCCGCATCAAATTATTCCTCAATGGCAAAAAGATTTAGCCGGATGGGCTGATAAGAAGTGGATTTTTAGAAGTTGTGAGTTTAAAGACTTTACCCCTCGAAAGGGTTTTGTTTGTAGTGAGTATTTCAACGAATAACAAATTAGAGAGGAATTTTATAATGATAGTACAAGAACTAATAAATAAGTTGATGCAAATTGAAGACAAATCAAAAGAAGTTCGACTATTAAGTGCCGATCACTCAAACGATGCAATAGGTGAAATATCCGTTGATGAGAATATTGTTTATTTGTTAGGAGAATAAAAATAAATTCGCATGACTTAGTTTTCGATGTGAATAAATTTAAAATAAAATAGAAAGGAATCAAATCATGAGCAAAGAAGTAAAAGAAATAGTACGTGTTGGTTATGCTAAACATATAGCATTATTGGGCTATATAAGATCTGAAAGCATTATGTTCCCGTCAGGTGCTCAAATGCAAATATACGATACTGACGACGAACCCTTTGAAGATGGTTCAGAAGCGTATGTGGACTTCTTCACAGAGGAACAGGTGGATAATTTAATAGAAGCATTGAAAAAAGTAAAAGAATCGTTTAGAGTATAACAATACAGAAAAGAACCAAATGAAAACATTAACAGTCGGAGAGCTTATAGAAAAGCTTAAAAAAATGCCTAAATCAGCCAATGTATTTATGCTCACAGATAGAACAGAATCAAACTGGGATGAAGAGAACGCTAAATTTATACGTGTTCACGGAGTTGAATATGTAGAGAAAGAAACAGTATATCCAAATGATGGGTATACTGATAAGATTGAAACTAATGTTTTACTTCAAATAGAGGAGGACGAAATATGACAAAGGAAGATGTACTCAAATTAGAGACAGAGGAGAATAGAATAATCAATTGTACAAGCAATAAGATTGAATTTTCTAACGGAGATGTGTATGCAAAGAGCTCGTTTAGTGACTTATATTACAAAGTGAAATGTTTCGTACTTTAATTCAAACCAAATCAAATATGAATCAAATGGATATAAAGTTAAGTAAGATGCAGCTTATTCATTTAGGAAATATCTGCAAAAAAGGATGGGGTGGTTATAGTAAACCCTCCGATGATTTAGAAGAAATGGTAAAAAACGGTCTATTGACAAAATCAGCCGGACTATTCGGTGATGTTGTTTATCGTCCAACTGCCGAAGGACGTAAATTCATTAACTCAATATAAAGAAAAAATGAATAAAGAGAAAATTATTAATCAATGCCTATCAATGATAGATGGCTTTGATGGGAGTGATAGCGATTATCTTGATTTACTTCATGAACTGATGGATGAATGTGAGACAAGGATAGAAGGGAAAGAAATGGAACTGGAGTAAACCCTAATATGAATAACAAAATTAATAAAAGCATACAATAATGAAAGCAACAATCACCACCCCGGACGAATTAACCATACTTCAAATAGAGGGAAGCAATGGGACTTATAAAATATTCAGTAGTTTCCGGCCTACGGAATCCCCTACGTTTGTAGATGCGATAGAGCAAAAATATAACTTGATGGAAATAAAGAATCTTTCTAACGGAAAAGGCTATTTCTTGGTTCATCTGAATAAGCAGCAACAGGAGACTATCATAGAGGATCTAAATGCTATCCTTTACGAGAGTGTAACGTGTGTGTGGTAGGAATAATATGAAAGAAGATAGACGCCTGCGGAATTTACGTTATCAGATGCGTAAGAAGGGGTACCAGTTTGATAATAAAAACTTGGTGGTTATTATGCCTTCGCATGATAAACGTTCTATCCTCCAGGAAAAGAGATTAAGCAAATTTGGTTTTTCAATCCAATATAATCTATTTGAACAATGAAGAATAAAGATTTAAAATACATAGCCCACGCTATCATTGTGGTTGCTTTTATGGGGCTGATTGCCTTTGTCATTTACTTTACGGGTGAAACCGCCTTTCTTTGGCTTCTGTTATTCGTCTTCCTGTACCAACCTTGGGGAGAAGTGAAAGCGAAGCAAACGGAAAACAACGAATAATAAGTAACTATGTAACTTTATAACGATGATCAAGGCAGAAGACATTTACAAAGTAACCAACAACGGCTTGGATATCATCTTACATTACTATCCGCAAGCCCGGGATTGTGTAGGAACTAACCGCCATTTTAAACGCCGGCCGTCAGAGGATGATGCGTCGGCCTGTATCAAATTATTCGGGAAGGAAGGTTCCCAGCAAGTTTATAAAGTAACGGATTTTGGTGATACCGGAACGGCTCAAAGCCCCATAGACATTTGTATGTACGAAGAAGGTCTCCGGTTTAACGAAGCAATTTTAAAACTTGCATCCATGTATAACGTAACCGACGAGTTGAACCGTAGCGTAAATAAACCGGATATCCGTAAGGTTCCGGCCAACCAGGATCAGAAAGACGGTACTAAAATATTTGAGCTTGCCGATCACCTTACTCCGGAGCAGTTACGCATACTCGGCCCCCGTGTCACCCAGGAGAACGCCGAGGCCCTGTACTGGTATTCGGCCAAATATATAGGGTATGTAAAGAACCGCGAGGTAACATATAAATACGCTACTGCGACATACCCGATCTTTATGCGTGAATGTCTGATAAAACCGGCCGAGGGTGACGCTCCCGAAGTAAAATTCTATAAAATATACGAGCCTCTGAACCCGGACAAGCAGTGGCGTTTTTCCTATACTCCGGAAGGTGTCAAGCCAAAAGACTACATAAACGGACTTTCCGAACTGAAAGCCTTATACCGGGAATTTAATTCCAGGGAAGAAGCCGCGTTTAAAAAGAATCCGGCCAACGCTGAAAAACCATATAAGGAACAGAAGCTGCAGGAAGCCTTCATTTGTTCCGGAGAACGCGACGCCTTGTGTGTTAAGTCGCTGGGATTTCCCCCGATCTGGTTTAATTCTGAAACGTATAAACTTTCTGAACAGGACTATAAAGAGATTATGAAATACGTTGAAGTCCTGTATAACATACCTGATATCGACACGACGGGCAGGGTGAAAGGGACGGAACTTGCACTGCGCTTTATTGATATCCACACGATTTGGCTACCGGCCTGGCTTACCACTTATCGGGATCAGCGCGGCAAACCCCGTAAGGACTTCCGGGATTTCATGGAATTGAGAAGCAAAAGCGAGGATTTCCGTAACCTTATGACGCTTGCAATGCCCGCCAAATTCTGGTATTCCAGACTTAACGAAAAATCCAGGCAATGGGACCACAATATAGACGCGGACTGCCTTCACTATTTTCTACGCCTTAACGGTTTCTACTCCCTGCATGATGAAAACTCCAGTTCAACAAAATACATCCGTATAACCGGTAATATCGTAAAGCTAATCAAAGCAAAGGATATCCGGAAGTTTATTCGCGGTTGGGCACAAGAGAGCTTTTTACATCGTGATATAAGAAATCTTATTCTAAACAGCCCCAAACTGTCGGACACCGCACTGGACAATTTGCAAGAAATAGAATTGGATTTTACCAATTATACGCATAATACACAAATGTTTTTCTTTCCAGGATGCAGCATGGAAGTAAGCGGGCACGGCATAAAGGAACATCCGGCCAACGGCAGCACATTATCCCACTACGTTTGGGAAGAAAACGTTTTAAAACACAAGGTGCGTCTAATGGAAGATATGTTCACCATTTCCAGGAAAAAGGATATTGAAGGTAACGACGTCTTCGACATTACGATAAACTCCGTTCCGTCTAACTTCTTCGGCTATGTAATCAATTCCAGCCGTATTTATTGGCGCAAAGAACTGGAGTATAATTTTGAGGATAAAGGGGTAGGGGAATCCGAAGCCTACCGGGAAAAGCATAAATTCGATATTGAGGGGGAAGGACTTACTGCAGAGGAAGTCGCCGAGCAGAAAAAGAACCTTATCAACAAGATTTTTACTATCGGCTACATGCTGCACCGTTATAAATCCCCTTCGCGCGCATGGGCACCGCAAGCCATGGACAACAAGATAGGCGAAGACGGGGAGTGTAACGGACGATCGGGAAAGTCCTTCATGTTTAAGGCTCTTTCCTACTTTATGAAGACCGTTAAACTTTCCGGCCGTAATCCTAAGCTGATGGATAATCCGCACGTGTTCGATCAGGTGAACCAACATACCGACTTTATCCTGGTGGATGATTGCGACCGGTATCTTAATACAGGCCTTTTTTACGATATTATCACGTCTGACATGACCGTAAACCCGAAGAACAACCAGTCGTTTACAATACCCTTTGAAGAATCCGCAAAATTGGGGTTTACAACAAACTACGTTCCCATAGATTTCGATCCGTCAACGGAAGCCCGTTTGCTTTATCTGGTCTTCTCTGATTACTACCACCAACGCACGGAAGATAACGACTACCGGGAAACACGTTCTATCCGGGACGATTTCGGCAAGGACCTGTTTTCTAAGACGTATTCCGAAAGTGAGTGGAACGCGGATATTAATTTCTTCTTGCAGTGTTGCCGTTTTTATCTTTCTCTTTGTGAGGAATCCATTAAACTGCTTCCACCAATGGAAAATATAATCAGGCGTAAATATAAGGCCGATATGGGCAATAACTTCGAGGATTGGGCTAATTCTTACTTTTCTCCGGATAGCGAACATCTGGATTCTTTTATTGTACGTGAAAAGGCTTTCGCCGATTATAAGAGCTTTTCCGGTGTTAGTAAAATTACAATGCAACGTTTTACAAAAGCCCTGAAAGGATTTGTGGCTCTTTGTCCCTATATCGAGGAACTTAATCCGAAGGACCTTTGTAATTCTCAGGGACGTATTGTCCGTAAAGACAACGAAGGCAAAGCCGCTGATATGATTTATCTACGTTCATGCGGCCAGATGGAAACATCCACCGGCGGAGATCCGGCACCGGTTGATCCGGCATTTGTATTTGTACCCGATGAACGAACCAACGATGAATAACGCTCATTTGAAATTAAACAGCATGACCGAGTTTACGGCACTTTGGAACAGCGGCGAGAAGTTCCGGAACTTTGCCGAGCAGGTTTACCACTACCTTTGGCGGATGAAGCCGGGCACTGTCCTGATATTGGAGCGTTATTCGGGTGAGCGGTTGGAATGGATCATAAAAACGGCCTGTGTTTTTATCCTGGAAGGAAATAACTGGATAGAGTATGAATTTAATGAAGACTATACGGCTGTCGTACACCGTAATGTAGCTCCGGACGTGAGAAAGTGGATATTGAACCGTTGCCAACACCAGGTATAAGAGAATCCGACACCGGTAAAATACAAAAAGAGGGATCAGATACGAAAGTGTCGATCCCTCTTTTTGTATGGAAACAAGCGTGCGTCCCTACTTATCCCTCCCCATACCCCACCTCTATTTCATACAAAATTTTAGTAACTCTGTAACCTTTGTTTGCTTGAAAGAAAATAATCTGAAAATCAAATAGATAAAGGGAAACAGAAGGTTACAAAGTTGCGGTTACAAATCGGTTACTAACTTTTTCTGTTTGTAACATCTATCTTTCCATCTATTACCGGAAAGCCCGGTTACAAAGTATTTTCCTTCTATTTTTTTGTAACAGAAATTAGTAACGTTACTAAGTTGCTAAGATACAGTGTTTTATCTTTACCGGTTGCCCGGTTACGAAATTACAAATATTTAGTGTTGAATTATATTATATCACGGGGAAGCGGAAACAAAGTGCGGTAAATCCGGGGATAGAACGTGCTATAATTATTCTTTCACAATACATTTATTAAAATATCGGTTATCTGCCTACATTTTGGTATAAAAAGCAGAATAACAGCGTATAAGGAAGTATCTTTGCGGTTGAACTTGAATTTTATTGTTATGATTACCACCCGAATACAGATTGAACCCTATTTGGCCGAATATATCAGGGGTAAATACTACGATGAAACAGTCGGTACCGTACGTTTTCCTTCCCATTCCGATATCTATGTGACAGTTTACGATTTGATGGAAAAACGGCCTGTTAATTGCCCATCCGATCGTGGCAATCTTGAATTTATGTTGCCTGATCGTAGAGAGGCTAATTTTGCCGGTGGCAAATCACCGGAACAATTCAATTACATTTCTATTCGTGGAACCCGTTTTCTTGAAAAGAGGTTCCGGGCATTGATGTGGGCCGAATTGCATGAGGTTATGGACGAAAACAAACATTTGCATGGCGTTGAGTTTAAAGAAACGGTTTTTACCTTTATGAAAAGATATTCTATAGCTTCCATCCAGGAAGACGGACTATTGAAAAACTACCAAAGATGGCGGGATAGTTTCAGGCGTAAAACCAAAAGGGCTTATAATAGAAAAAAAATGTAAAAAACACGGTGTTTTTTTACCTACCAACTGTATCTGTTTGTCCTTTTTTGTCCGGTTTTTGGCTGAAAAGTGCTGAGTGATTGATTATCAACTGATTATAATTGTAATATGAAAAAAAATATAGTTTCTGCGGCTCATAGCCTCTCTCTTGTGTCCGTATCTAATGTTTTATCATTTGGGGTGGTACATTCCCGCGCTTTTATAAAAAGTATCGGGGAGGCGGAAGAAATAAAGATCATTCCGGGAAGTTTTGTTCCGGGTGATGGTTTAAGCGACGGACTTTATAATAAAAAACATAGTTTTAAGCTATCCGATGTTTCCGTTAATAAGACGGATTATCTGGAAAATTTGAAAAAAGGCCGCTATGTTGCTTTTTATGTCGATGAGAACGGAAACGAGCGTGTTTCAGGTTCTCCGGATTATCCTCTTTCTTTGTCTTACGAGATCAAAGGCGGTCTTTATTCCTGTACCCTGACCGGGTTTTCCATTGATCCGGACGCCTTCCGATAACTTTTCCCGTCCTTCTTTACCTATGATATAGGCGTTTTCTTTGTCGTAAAAAAGAGAACGTGGATAGAATACAGGAGATTTTTACAGCACATTGGGCAATTGCCGATAACGATTATTACCGGTTGCTTTCTTTGCTTGTACCATGTGTTGCCGCCGGTAACCTGGACGCAATAGAGAAACGGCTCGACAAAAATAAAATAACCGCTTACGCTACTACCCCTTATCTTGCCAGCAAATGGGAACTGGACGACGATAATTTACCCGTAGACAGCGTGGCCGTCATAACATTGGAAGGCACTTTATATTCTTGGGAAACTTATCGTTTGGAAGAAAGGCTCCGGCTTGTTTTCAGTAACCCGAAGATTTGCGGTGCGGTTCTTTGGATCAACGGACCGGGAGGCATGGTCGCGCATGTAGACCTGGCGGCAAAAATGATTGCCGAAGCCCCCAAACCCGTAGCCACTTATGTAGCCGGTACCATGGGAAGTGCTCATTTCTGGTTAGGCACTTCCGCCGGAAGGACTTTTATTGCTTCCCCTATGTGCGAGGTTGGTTCTGTGGGTATTATGCTTACTTATCAATCCTTTAAGGAATATTTCAAGAAACAGGGTATTGATTACCGGGAAATTTATCCGGACAGTGCGGACCTGAAAAATTATGAAACGCGGGTTATTGAAAAGGAAAATAACGAGGAGCCTATAAAAGAACGGCTTACCGTGATGCACCGTATATTCTGTGATGCGATCAGTAAGAACCTGGGGATTTCTTACGATCCGCAGCTTCCCCTTTTCCGGGGACAGATATTCACCGGCGACGTGGCCGTGGCAAACGGTTATATCGACCAGTTCGGTACGTTGGAAGACGCTGTAAAGTGGGTATTGGCACAGGCAACCGTAAGAAAAGTAAACGAGATGTATAATATATAGTATTAACTTCTAAATTTTGTATATATGAAATTTAAATTTAAGAGCTTATCCGCCGGTATTCTGGGTGTGTTGGGCTTGTCGGAATGGAGCAGGGTAGAGGACAAAAACTCTATCACGGCCGAGGAAATGGCAAAACTGAAAAAATACGGTTTTAGCGAAAAATTCCTCACTGATTTTAAGGCGTCCCTTGAAAATGATTTCCAGGACGAAGCCGAAGACGGGGAACAGGGAGATGGAAACGATGAACCCAAAACTACCGCTTTCCTCCGCGGCCTGTTGGGTGACACTACCGCCCGTCTGACACAGGCGCAAGAACAGCTTGAGGCACTACAAGCACAACAGAGTGAGGAAGACAGAAACAACACGGCTGCAATAGCCAAAAAAGATGCGGAAATCAAAAAGCTTTCCGGTATCATTGCCCAACTTTCGGAGACTGCCGAAAACGATCCGGGCAAAGGTACACAGCACAGCGCACAAATGGACGGTAAAGGAAAAATCAATTTGCAGGACGAAAAACAGCTGGGAGGCTTGCAGGGTGAAATGTTCTCACTGGAGGACCGCCCGTATAACCTTCGCGCTAAAGCTGCGTTAATGGAGGCTGCCGGTTTTGAAATGATCGCTCTTCCGAAAGCAAGTTCCATCGATTACAGCCGTTTGAAGGAAGATCTTGGAGCATTTTACCGTATCCCATGGCAACAGCGTTTGCAGTCGTTTTTAATGGAACTTCCTTCCATTGAAAGCATTTTCCCGCTTGAATCCGGTTATCAGGACCTGGCTACGTTGGTTAATATCTGGCTGGGTGAGTTCTCACAGGCCGGTAATGAGGAATCCGACTTTGACAAGGTGACTAAGGGTTCTTATGAGTTCGACGACGAAACCCTGCGTATGTTCAACGTGATGTTTGCGCACCGTTTCAAAAATTTAAAGGCTCTGGAGAAAACCTGGATCGGCACTTTGAACAAGGAAGGTTCAAACCCTATCAAATGGTCTTTCATCGAGTACATCCTGGCCGAAACAGCGAAGAAGTTGCATAACGAGCGTGAACAACGCCGTATTAACGGAATCCGTAAAGATCCGAATTTGAACGAACCGGGCAAAGCACTTGCCGCGGCTGACGGACTGTATGAGTTCTTGAATAAAAAAGTGAACGGACATACCGATATCAATAACGGAAAGCTCGTTTACCAGATCAAGCCGTTCGAGTTGGGAGAAATTACCGAAGCAAACATCGGTGAAAAAGTGTACAAGGGTACTTCCATGATTCCGGCCGTTCTTCGTGATAGCGGAAACCTGGCACTTTATATGCCTTCTCACTTTATTGTATTGTATCATAAATACAATGAACTGCATTACGGACAGAATCAGGATTACAAGGCTAACATTATGTACGTCAAGGAATATCCGGGGGTGAAGATTATTCCCGTGCCTAATGCGGATAACCACCACCGTATCTTCTGGACGTTTGAAGGCAACATTAAGACGTTTGAGGACAAACCGGGTGAAATGACGGCGTTCAATCTGGAACAGGAGGACTGGAGTTTGAAAGTCTGGAGTAACTGGCGTGAATCTATCTGGGCTATTGCCGTAGGCTTCAAATATACGAAGAAGGAAGATATGGACTATACGCGCCAGATGATCTTCTGTAATGAGTACGACCGCCCGGCGTCTTACTTTATGGATGCTGATAAGGACAAGAACCCGTCGGCCAAACTTCATACATCCATTGCTACCGTAGCCAATACAGCCGAGTTTGCTATTACCGATATTGAAGATGCGCCGGTAGGTGCGGTTATTTCCCTGAAATGCGGAAGCGTGGATAAGGGTGTTAAGATCGAGAAAAGCGGAAATTTCAGTCTTATTTCCGACGCTTGGGAACCTGGCAAGGGGGACGTTATCAAACTGATGAAACGTGCCGATGGTAAATTTATCGAGATCAGCCGCGAAAATGCCTCTTCCGATGCGTTGCAGTTTGCGCCGGATGAAACGGCACCTTCCTTGCTTGACGGTGAAGTATTTGTTACCGGTGTAAATACAAAGGCAACGGCAATCACCAACTTTACCGATGCGGAAGCCGGAATCGTTTACACGATTTACGGAAACGGTTCTGAAAATGCTTCTACCATTGCTAACGCTGGAAACTTTGTCCTTACCGAAGCTATGACGCTTTCCGAAGGCAAGTTTATCAAATTGGCAAAAGCTTCTGACGGTAAATTCTACGAAGTGGCAAGAGGCTAAATTAATCGGAAGGGATACTTTATCCCTTCCATTTTATAACCTTATAAATCATTAAGTTATGACATACGTAAAAGCAAGCGTAAGAAGGCCGGTCGGCAATCCCGGTAACGGTATTCAGCCCAAGGATCAGCTCGTAGTTTATGACATTGACGATATTCTTTCTTTTCCGCCAAGAAACGAGGCCGGTGTGGTTATCGAGGAGGATATCGTAATGAAGGCGGGGCGTTATGCAATCAGTATTTACCTGACACCCGGTACCGCTGAAATCAGTTCCAACAGTGACGGGGAAACCGATGCGGAAGGTTATACGCCTTCCATTAAGTTCAATCATCCCGGTAACGAACAGGAAATCCGCGAGTTTAAGACAAACTGGCTGTCCAAGAAATGTATCGTTGTGCTCCGTTATTGCAGCGGAAAGCCTGCCGATCTAATCGGAACGCCCTGTAACCCGTGTAAGTTATCCGTATCTTATACCGGTTCCAATGAATCGAATACGAACGAACTTACTTTCACCCAGATCAGCAAGGGGGATGATATCGCCATCTATAAAGGTACCGACACTTTGGAAGAACCGGTGGCCATCGTGGAAGCTTCTGCCACAGATATAGAGTACCAGACGGACGGACAATACCAGCTTTCCGGCGGTGCCGCTAAGATTGCAGGCATTACCGGGGGAAGTCATGGATCGGTAATTACTCTTATGGGATGTTCCGGCGTTGCGCCAACAGTGGAGAAAGGGGGTAATTTCCTTCTGAAAGGTGGTAAGACGTTCACCGCTTCCGAAGGCTCACAACTGACATTGCGGGCGTTTAACGACGGTTCGGAGGCTATGAAATGGATTGAACAAAGCCGTTATGAGGCGTAAGTAAACGGCTTTAATAAATAAAAAGAATCCCGGAACTTTTCACAGCTCCGGGATTTTTTTTATTTGACTTCTAATTCGATAGGTTTGCCACAATGGGGACAGGTGATCGTATTCTTTGTTTCCTGTACTTCCTGGCTGGATGCGAATAGTTGCCACATGGGGACATCTAAGGCGGTGGCAATCTTTTCTAAAGTTGGATATGAAGGTGATACAAGCATTCGTGAAAGACTTTCGCGTGCAATTCCTAATTTTTCGGAAAGGCTTGTTATTGTATATCCTTTCTCCTTAATTACTTCTTTTATTCTATTCATATTTCTTTTTTTTACAAAAATACGGTTATTACAATCATGTGATATAAATATATCACTAATATTTGTTAATGGTGATAATGTATGTCACTATATATTTGTTTATGTGATATATATATGTTACATTTGTAACATCAAAAAGGAAATAAAGTAATAACAATAAAAAATATAAAGATTATGAAAACAAAAATGAATGATAACGTAAAAGGTAATTTAATAGCTCAAATCATGGGTGAAATGAAATCAGCCGCTTTATTACAAAATAAGCCTTTTAATGAAGGTATCTTCTTCGACCTCATATTTATGAGCGATAAAGAATTATTGAAAATTTCAAAACTTTGTGGTATTAAATAATATAACATCAACCAGCAGGGCGAAAGCCCTGCATAACAATAAAGATTATGAATGCAATTATCGATTATACTAAAGAGAACAGTAAATTAACAGGCTCAATTATTATAAATGAATATGCCGGCCAAACAACCTACATTGCAGTTATCGCATCAGCGTGCAAGACTTACAAAAGCCTGAAAGGAGCTGAAAAGTTTATGAATGAACACAATTACAAGAAATGCTAAATTAACCAGCAGGGCGAAAGCCCTGCATAAATGATATAAATTATGAAAGATATAGAAGTAAACGGCGCACATATCACGGATGAAAGTGCCGAGATTTTAAGACAGTGGCAAATTAAAACTGAACCTGTATCCGCTTGCTATATACGGGTGATAGAGGAAACAATCGACGATTTGACGGATGAAGGAGGTGATCCCCTTTCTCCGGAAAAGATAGTAGGACGGATCAGAACTTTACGGATGATGAAAAAGGATATTGAAATGTTATCAGGTGTATAATATCAATTTGAATAATTGTAATAACAAGGGGGATTCAGGTTTATTGCCCCTTTGTCCTTTTTTAAAGGTAATTGCCTTCTTTTCTTTGTACAACTAAAATTAAATGTATTATGAAACAGGAAATTATTACCTATTTGGCCGGTCCTCGTAATTTTATCGAAGGCGTGGAACTTTACGAAAAATACGGCGTTAATCGTATGTTGAAGAAATCTTTTCGCCGTCAGGGTGAGACGGAAACGATGAAGGCCATTCTTTTAGAGGAATTACGGAAGCTGGCCGGGCTTTCCGAGCGGGAATTTAAGACGATCCGCCGTAATTCCAAACAACCGGTCGTTGAAAAAGTGGAAAATAAAAAAGTAGAAACAACCCAACCGGAAATAAAATACAGTGATGATTTATTGCTGGAGCTGGCCGAATCCTTCGGCGTCAGTGTGGAAGAGCTTGTTTCGTCAGACTTTCGGGATAAGGTACTTTCCATGGATGAAAATGCCGACCGTGTGGATGAATTGGAAGAACAGCTGGAAGAAGCGGAACAACGATACAAGGCAGCACCGGAAACCGTTACCAAAATGATACGTTTCCGCGAGAAGTTTACATTTCTGAACTCTCCGGATTGTCCCGATATCCTCAAAATACTTGTTTCCGATATGTTCACCGCTTATGGAAAGTATAAAGAAGCGTTTGCCCGCCTGGAAGCTGCTCCGGATGATGTAAACTCATTAACCACGGCGGAAGAGGCGCAGGCAGTTGTGGAAAATTTCATAGCCAACCGCGAGATGTGGGACGAACTGGAATATTACCGGGAAAATGGGAAGATACTGGGCAAATGCGAAAAGGTAAAATCTTTGTCGGTTCGTAAAGGAGTTGAAAACCTTTCGGATATCGACATACAAAAAGCGTTGAATAACGCGCGCGCCAATCTTTCCAAGAACAAAACAAAGCTGGAACAGGCCGGGGATGATGAAAAGAAAAAGGAAAGTGCATTTGCACTAGTCCAAAAGTGGGAGACTACATTAAAGGCAATAGAGGAAGAAATCGAGGTACGAAAAAAAAAGTAGTCGAACTTATTGCCACTTTAGCAGGGAAGCGGAAACGGCTCACAAAGAATCAGGGCCGTTTTTCTCACCCGTGCGACCGTTCGGAATTGGGGCACCAGATCAAAATATTAACCATCCGGATAGAAAAAGAAGAAAGCCGGTTTAAACAACTTTCCAATGATTAAAAACAAAATTTATAACGAGGATTGCCTGGAGGCGTTGAAATGTATTCCGGACAACTCGGTCGATTGTATAATTACCGATCCGCCTTATTTTCTGGGAATGACACATAACGGGCAAAAAGGCAGTTTTAAGGATTTATCCATCTGTAAACCTTTTTACCGGGATTTGTTTCTGGAGTTTAAGCGGGTGAAGAAGCCCGAGGCCTGTGTTTATTTCTTTACGGACTGGCGCGGGTATGCTTTTTATTATCCGTTGTTTGATTTGTATCTGGGAGCGTCAAATATGCTCGTTTGGAACAAGCAATCGGGACCGGGAAATCATTATGCTTTTACACATGAACTTATTTTGTTTCATTGCGGCAAAAATGTTTCCATTGGAGCCACCAATATAATAGACAATATTAAATCATTCTCTTCCGGAGCTAAAAAGATAGAAGGTGAGAAAGTCCATCCAACACAGAAACCGGTGGCGTTGATCCGTAAACTGATTGAAGACAGTACAAAGCCGGGTGATCTGGTCCTGGACACTTTCGGCGGTTCCGGTACTACGGCCGTGGCAGCCATTGAAAGCGGCCGGAACTTTGTATTAATGGAACAGGACGAAATTTATTATTTCACGGCACAGAAACGAATAAAAGATGCGTATGAACGATTTAACGGTGGTGGATAGTATTTACCTGGATGCGCAGCAAAAAGAGGATGTACGGCGTTTGTCTTCTTTGGGGTATTCGCCGAAAGACATAGCCGTTTCCCTGGGGCTTTCTCTGGAGGATACCGGGCTTTTTGTCCGGGATGCGGAAACGGCGGGAACTTCCGTTAACTTCCTGATCCGGGAAGGGATTCTGGTAGCACGTGCCGCCCCTGAAATAAAACTCCATGAAGCGGCGGAAGGCGGAAACGTGGAAGCTATAAAACAGCTGGAGACCGTACGGAAAAGACATACTTTTGAACGTTTAATCGAACAAATGGATGACGACGAATTTAATTAAGCCCTCACGAATAGACTTTGACAAGGTGGATATCAACCAGATTCAAAGGATTCTTTCTACCGGTACGCTGGAAGCCCTCGCGCCTGATGAAAGGGAATATTATAGCCTTATGGAAATGGTACGGGGTCTTCGTGCCCGTATGCGTATAAATGGCAAGTTGGTGACAAAGGCCGGTATCATCCGCCTATTGAAATCGGAACCTTACGGCCTTTCGGACTGGATGGCGCGCCAGGTGTACGCCGACAGTCTCAATTTCTTTTATACGCAGGATAACGTACGCCCGCAGGCTTTCGCCAACCTGTATGCGGAAAAGGCCGAAAACTGGGCGAATACCGTCTTTCTTATGGGTAATGTAAAGGAAGCTAAGAACCTTCTGAAATTGGCGGCGGAACTTCGCGGATGTTATAAGGACCAACAGGCCGAAATACCGGAGGAACTGCTTTCACAGAAAAGCACGGTTATTTATACTACCAGCCGTAAGGATCTGGGTGTTCCTGAAATCGACCGTAAGGAACTGGAGGAGTTTATCGATGCGATACCGGAAATTCCTGTTATTGTACGTGATAATATAAAAGAGGATGCGCGTATTAAAGCTTTTGATCTGAAAAAACGTATGTTGTATGATATCAAAGAGTTCGGGGAAGATAACGAAGGTGAGTAACGCCGATGATGTAGAAATAAAATACGGTCATATAATCCAGGTTCTGACGGACTGGATCGATACTACTATCCTTGTATCTATTGATGGCCGCGGTATGGCTAAATCTACCGTTATACAAGCCAGGCGTTCCGCCCGTTGTGTGGAAGAAATGCCCGGCGGTGCGTTCGCTTTTGTAGCCAATACTTACAGCAACCTGGAAGATAACATAATGCCAGCCGTACAGAAGGGCTGGCAGCTTATGGGCCTGATCGAAGGGGTACACTATGTAAAAGATACCCGCCCGCCTGAATCCTGGCGGCGTAAATGTTCGGTTATCGTGGATGATTACAAGCATGTTTATAGCTTCTGGAACGGATGTGTTATTTTCATGGGATCATTGGATAACCCTTCATTGCTTGCCGGAAAGTCTGTAATACATCTGTTTTATGATGAAGCGAAGTACGATAAGGAAATGAAAGTAAACCGCGCTATGCCTATTCTTCGCGGTGATGCGATCACTTACGGACATTCTCATTTATTTCTGGGGATAACCATTACTACCGATATGCCGGATATTGACGAAAACGAGTTCGACTGGTTCTTCCGGTATGTCAAGCAAATGGACCCGGAACGGATCATTAAAATAGTACAGGCGGCAAGTGTACGTAATGACTTGATAATTTCCCTTTTACGGGAACAAAGAAAGAACAGGCCTTCCCCCTTGAAACTGAAACGTTTGAAGCGGGATATTGAATATTATGACCGGGCTTTGTTGAAGTTGAGAAAAGGGCAGACGTTCTTTCTTAACGCTTCTTCATTCGCTAATGTTGAGATACTTACAGTCGATTATTTAAAGCGTCTGTATAATGGAACGCTGGAATTACACGAATTTAAAAAGTCGGTAATAGGTATGCGCCCGGGACTTCGCAGAGATTTACGCTTTTATGTTTTGTTTGGTGAAGGACATAAATATTATAACGGTACCGCATCCGGGGAAGCTGCTTACAGTTCACGGGAACTTCGCTACTTGCACCATGAAAAAGCGATTGAAGGCGGTATGGACTTCGGTAATATGCTTTCTCTGGTGATCGGTCAGCCGGACGGGGCTTACTATCGGATACATAAGAACTTTTTCGAGATACCGCCGGGCTGGTTCCGGGAAATTGCCGATCAGTTCCTTTCTTTTTTTCAGAATCACGAATGTAAGGAACTGGATTTGTATTACGACCGTGCGGGCAACAATTTCGAGAAACAGAAAGAGGACTACGCGAGTAAGATAAAAGACGCTATCGAGAAGGACGGCAGCGGAAACCGTACCGGCTGGATCGTAAATCTAAAGAGCCGTAAACAGGCAGTTATCCGGCAGGATGCGGAATACGATTTTATGCAGGAGATAATGGGAGGTACGAACGAGAATTTGCCTATTCTTTTAGTGGATGCGGTGAACTGTAAAGAAATGGTAAGTTCCGTAGAGAAGGCAAAGGCGGAGATCAAATACCGGGGTAATTCTAAGGTCGTGTTTAAAGTGAAGAAATCCGAGAAGCTGGCACCGAAAAAACTACCGATGTTATCCACCAATTTCTCCGACGCCTTCAAATACTTATTGATGCGTCCTGGCTGGATAGCTCTAGTACGAGGCAAGCGGAAGCTGCAGGCCGACTCGTTTGTGGATCAATGGATAGAGAACAGGCATAAAGGGTAATTGCCTTGTAACGCTGGAAAAACGGTTTTCCGGCGTTTTTTGTGTTACCAGGTTACGGGTACCCCCTCCCAGTAGGTCATATTTCACCTTTTAGGGGGAGGGCAACTGCTTTCCGCTTTCTGAGCGGCTCGGCCTTCGGAAGGTGTCATTTTTTTAGTTTTTGAAATTTTCTCCGATTTTTGGCTGTTTTTCAGTCATTTATGTGCATTTAGACCAAAATTTCACGCGAAAAAGTGCGTTTTTTATGCGTTTTTACTCGTTTTTTGCCCGTTTTTGGGTGAATTACCGCGTGTTTTTAGTCGGTTGCCTTCATTTTTTCCAGTGTATTATCTAACTTTTTATATTGATAAAGAAATTATTATCGTATATTCTTGTATGTGGATAAAAGAATTGTTATCTTTGTACCGTCATCAAAAAAGAGCTCTTTGAATGACTGATGAAGAAGCGCTAAAAGCGCGGATAGATGAGTTGATTGAAAATCTCAACTACTATCTTCGTAACTATAACCGTTTGGTTGTAATCGGTTATAGGAAAGCGGTACTGGATGCGGAAATCGAATCTTTGAAAGAAGAGATCAAGCGGTTAAGCAGACAGTAGAAAGAAAGGATCCGCCGGAATCGCGACCGGCGGGTTTCTTTCTTCTTCATTATTTCCGCTCTTAAAAATGAAGAATTATGGATGTGAAAAAGGAATTTATCAGATTGAAGGAGCAGTGGATGAACTCTAAGGGAGAAGCAAGGGAAAAAGCTGATATTGAAATGCAGGCTTTTTTTGATTCATTGACGGAAGAGGATAAGAAATTAATAACCGAAGCCGTTGATGAAGATTTTTCTAAGATTCATCAGAAAGTTGAGGACTGCAAGGACTTGTCGCATCGTATTGAGGTGCGTAAACGGTTGGAGGAGGTATTACCCTTTATTTCTATATCAAAGTTTGCGGAAGTATATTTCGGAAAATCTGCATCCTGGCTTCATCAGCGTATTAACGGGAATGTTGTACACGGAAAGCCTTGCCGGTTTACTGATGAAGAAGTAGACATTTTTAATCGTGCGTTGCAAGACATTTCTAAAAAGCTTGGTTCTCTTAATATCTCATATTAAGAATTGGTTTTAATTCAACAAGTTTCCCCGGTATTTGAACCATACTGGGGATTTTCAATTGAATGTTATGGAACAAAAAGAAAAACCAATAGATAATTTTAAAGGTGCTATAATAGCCTTTTTGTTTGCCGGTACCGGCCCTTTATCTCCGCAGGGAGAACTCATACAGCATTTGGCAAAATATTATCCGGTTAATGGGGTAATGGCTATTAATCAGCTATTGGCGGAGGGATTGATAAAAAAGGAAGAAAACGGGGATATTTCTTTAACTCCTAAAGGATATAAGGTCATTCAAATATACGGTAACTACCGTAAATACATTGATACCTTGGAAAAGCAGCGGATTGATAAAGAGAAGGAAAAACAACTCGATTCAAAAGTAAAGAAATCAACGATATTTTCAAATTATCTAAATGCTACCAGTGCAATATGTAGTATTATAGGATTTATCGCAGGAGTCCTATCAGCAGACCAAATAAAAAGAATACTAGTGTGGTTATTATCAAACGCTTGATCTTTAAAAGGCAAATACATATAAGTGTTACTTCCCTTTGCAACTGTTCGATATCTTCTTGTATTTGGCTCATGGTCGGTTCTTTTGAAGTTTTTGCAAAGATAAGAATATTCTTCCCGTTATTCTTGTTTTGGTGAGCGTTTTTTGTTACGAAGTAACAATCCATATAGCAAAGGTTTTTCTTTTTATGGTAAACCTTTATTAACGTTTTTTTTTTTTGTTCAGAATTTAATGCCGACATTTGCCCATGCCAAAAATATACTGTTATGCAGTCCGGTGAGTCTCGGTTAGTGGCTCGAATAAACAACGGGCTTTTTTTATGCCCGATTGATATTTATATAATATAAGGCGGTTGCCTTTCCCTATTACTTTTAACCCGTTCATCGGACGGTTAGCAGTGTGTTTTTGGCGAAACAGGGAAATGGCTTCCGCCTTTCTTTTTTTTAATAGACCAAAAACACACTGTTATGAAAAAAGAATTTCAATCCGGCACAAGTTACGTGCCTTCGTTCCGTACTGGTAGCACGGACGTAAACACGATCCAACATCGTTATTTTCAGGAACTGGAAAAAGATTGTTCCGTAAATTCGGCTTCTGATGCGTACTACTTATCCGCTATTGCCTGGTTCTGTCTTACTTTTATCTTCCCTCCGGCTGTTATCGGTGCGGCTGTTTGTGTGTACCGGGCAAAGAAATTACAGAAGAAAGGAGGTAGAAAATGAAAGCTTATTTTATAGAACTTAGAGAATATAAGCCACAGAATCGAAAATGCGCGGAAATGGCGGAGTTTGCAAACCGATTTGATAATACATTTTGCCCTGATGAAATTTCCTTTGACGCTTTTAAAGCCGAATTAGAGGTCAAAATGAAGGAGGTGAACGAAAAATACCCTAATACAATGCCGTTAAAATTATCTTCCGGTACCGGATATATTCATATAGACCAGGACACAAAAACACATAGTAACGGATGCGACAAGCCTGTTGCCTATTTTTATGTTTACCAAATTAAAAAAGTATATAGGTTTTCAGAATGTCCCCAGATAGAACAGAAAGGAGGTACTGAATGAATACAAATAATCCTGATATCCTATTTTTCGTCAGACGTGAATACGGTGCGCCTTCCATTGAATTAAGAGCATACAAGGTGGAGAAGGCAAACAATGAATTTGCCTTCCTCGAACTTGAACGTTTACGGTTGGTTGTTTTTTCCGGTGATTTTCAATCTGTATCACTTCACCATGAGTACGGTAAAAACAACTGTTTGTATAATAGTGCTAATAATATACCGGATTTGATTAAAGACATGAAGAGGTGGCAGTTATCACCCATTGACAGACGTAATTACGAACGGTTTAGAAAAGTCGCCCTTGGGATATACCAACGGGCCGGAATAATTGATTTCACTACCTTAGAGACTACACCGATTAAAAACGTTTAAAAAGAACTACAATTATGAAAGATATAGAAGTAAACGGCGCACATATCACGGATGAAAGCGCCGAGATCTTAAGACAGTGGCAAATTAAAACTGAACCTGTATCCGCTTGCTATATACGGGTAATAGAGGAGACAATCGACGATTTGACGGATGAAGGAGGTGATCCCCTTTCTCCGGAAAAGATAGTGGGACGGATCAGAACTTTACGGATGATGAAAAAGGATATTGAGAAGTTGTCTAATCCTTAATTATTAATTTTACATACCGACTGAAAGGACAGTCGCCGGGTTTTAAGTCCCGGGTTAGGGTTTGTTTGTGCCGGGGTGGTTCCCGGCACTCTCTTTTTATGTCCTTTTCGGCTTTTGGCATTATTTCGACTTTTGTACAGAAATAAAAAATAGGAATATGACAGATACGATTATTACGGCGGTTATTACCGCTCTTTGTACGGGTAGTTTGACCTGGTTATTCACACTCCGATATACCCGCAAACAGGCGGAAGCGGACGCCATGAAGTCGGTACAGGAAGTTTACCAGGAGCTTATAGAAGATTTGAAGAATGACAGGCAGGAACTAAAGAAACGTTTCGACGAAGTGGATAACAAGTACAAGGAAGTCCTGCAGAAATGTAACGAAATGGAAAAGGCAATCAGACGTAACGCTCGGGTAATGGATACTATGAAGCCGTTTCTCTGTGGTGTAAAGAATTGCCCGCACCGGGAATCTATCACTTTTGACACTAATAACTAAAATTAATTATGAAAAATGGAATCATACATTTACTTATTTTTATTTGTTTTGCAGCTTGTTTTTACGGTTGTCGTTCTCATCGCTCTGTTACGCGAGAAACGGTTACAGAAGCAACTGGAGAAGAAAAACAAACAACTACTGATGGAGTTATCGAACTCGCGCAGAGAGATTCAAGAAATGACAAACATGCAATTCGCGTTTACCAGGAAGATAGCACACGTATCCGAATCGACTATGACAGTCTTGGAAGGATTAAAGAAATTGATTTCAGCAACCGGAAAATTAAAGAAAGAGCTGGAGAAAATCAAAGCGAATCCAATCAGGATTATAAAGAAACGACCAGTCAGCGGGAAACATCCGTTACCCGTAAATCCGACATTAAGCAACAAAGCCAGGAAGAAAAAAAGACGGCAAACGGGTGTAGCTTATGGACGTTTTTAAAGTTCATGTTTTTCTTTCTATCCTTTTGTCTGATACATGATAATTGGGGTAAGATTAAAAACTTTATTCGTCGGTTATGGAAAAAATAAACTTATACGTGGCTGTTGAGCAAATGAAACATATTTCCGTTACCGGCGGAACGTTTTCCATCAAATTCAGGAAATGGAACAGGCAAACACGGAACGGCGGCGATATGGTAATACTTACGGCCGCACGCTTGAGAAGGAAAGCCACGGACGAGAATATAGAAAATTCAAGTTATAAACTATTCCTAACAGATACCACGACCGGACGCCCGCTTAATTGTTGGGAATGTCTTGTAATGGAGTTTAACGGGAAAAGAATAATGATTTAACATTATGGAAATAAGACGAAGTGGAAACTTTGGAGTTATAGATACCGGAACCGGTAAAGGGCTGGTTTCCTTTTCTATCGGTGGACGCGGTAAGGGCTGGGAGCCTTCCAGTATCCAATTAAATAGGCGTAGCGGCTTCTTTTCGCGGAAAATAAGCGTTAACGGTACTTTTATCGTTCCAATGGGTGATAACAACGATATGCCGGGGGAAGTCATGCGCTTATTGGATAAATTTTACGCCGGTGAAGGTATTATGGGTAAGATTGCCGGTTTACAATGGGGAGAAGGTCCGCGATTGTATGAGGATGCGATAGACGAAGAGAATAACCGTTTTTACCGACGTTGGAAACTTGATCCGAAAATAACGGCCGATTTGGAATCATGGGACTATACAACGGTCCTTCACCGTTCGCTTGTTGACCTTACACACATGCAGGGATTTTTCATAAAGTTTGTCCGGAACAGGGCACCGCGTATTGGCAATCCCGGACGTTTCGTCAGGCTGGAACATATACCTTACCAGAAGGCGCGTCTGGTATATCCGCCTGATGGCGAGGACGAGCCGCAGGAAATACTTGTAGGTGATTTCCCTTATCCTGATCCGGCCTACACTTACCGATATCCTATATTCGATCCGGCAAATCCGTTTAAATATCCGGTTTCGGTAAAATACTATAATATTTATTCCTTTTGCAAGGATTTTATGAGTACACCGCGTTTTCTGGGAGCCTTGGAATGGTTGGAGCTGGCAGGCGGATTGGCTGATATTCTTATCTCTTATAACGAAAACGCTTCGGCTATCTCCTTACACATAGAATCCCCGCAGTCCTATTGGGATAGAGCGGAGGAACGAATAAAGAGCGTTTGTGCTCAAACCGGTGAAACGTATTCAAATAAGATGTTGGAGGAGTTTAAGGACGCGGCTATGGAGAAATTCGCTTCCAATATTACAGGGAGAGAGAACGTCGGGAAATACATGCACACGACTAAGTTTTGGAATACGGAAGCGAATAATTTTGAGGGATGGACGGTAACACCGTTAGATAAAAAGATCAAGGATTACGTGGACGCCCAAATTAAGATATCAAACAAGGCGGACGCTGCTGCCACTTCCGGCTTCGGTCTTGATCCGGTACTTTCAAACCTGATTATAGAAAACAAACTTTCTTCCGGATCAGAAAAATTATATAGCTTGAAAGTTTATAACGCTTCCGAAACCGCTATACCGGATATGATTCTATGTAAACCGTTACAGCAGTATATCAATGCGAATTTTCCGGGAACTACTACAAAAGTGGGGCTTTACCGTACCATAGTGGAAGCCGAGCAGAATGTTTCACCCTCTAACCGCATGAAGGAAAATGCGTAGTTTCTAAAAAATCGAGCAAATGACGAAGTTATTTAATAAAAACAATGATGGAGCCGGTGAAATTGTCCGTGTTCTGGGATTGATCGACAATGATCTTGATTTTTCTAAATGGGAGCCTATCTTACCGCTAGGGATTCGGGATTTGCAGGCTATTATTGGCGTCGAACCTATCGATGCGATAGATAAGTATTATCGGGAAGAACAAGAGCAAGGTGCGGGGATGGATAGTAAGGCGGAAACCTTGCGCCTGATGCAGCAGGCGGTGGCCATGTTTACCTGGTTAAAAATTATCCCTACCCTGGACGCACAACACGGGACGGCCGGGCGTGGCAAACACCTGGGAGAGAATGAAACGGGCATGACCGCCTTACAGGAGTTCAAAGATGAAGAAAATATCCGGAATCTGGCTTATGAAGCTGTAGACGCGTTGGTGGAGTTGATGGATCGCGAAAAGTTCGATTTTTGGATAAAGGGCATTAAGAAGAAGGCTATAAACCGGCTTCTTATTCAGAATAAGGAAACGTTCGATGAATATTACAATATCGGAAGTCACCGGCTTTTCCTGGTGCTTATTCCTATGATCCGGGAAGTACAGGACGGCCAGATCATACCGATTATCAACCGTGACCGCTATAACAAACTGATTGAGGGTGATACCGGTTTAACGGAAAAACTGATAGAGTATATACGTCGGCCACTCGCACTGCTTTCGATAAAAAAAGCGGTGGAACGTTTACCGGTGGAAATTCTGCCTAATGGAATCGTACAGGTACAACAGAGCACAACAGTACGTGATAAACTGCGGGCAGAAAAAGAGGCCCGGCAGTCAGTCGCTAAAAGTCTGGAACAGGACGCGGCGGCTTATCTGGATATCTTGCAGGATATTATCCGGGAACTGGATGCGGAAGTAGAACCGGCGGATTATTATATACCGGGAATTACCGTACAATCCAAAGGAATAACTTTTTAATGTCCGGACATGGAGAAGTTTACATATAATAATAAGACGGTAGAAATCCCTTCCTGTTTGGATGAGATCAATAGCGGGCAGTACAGGCAGTTTCTTATATTGTCGGTACTAATGAACCGCGGTACCATCACACCCGGACAGTTCCGCGTAAAATGGCTTTCTTTTCTTCTGGGAATGAAAGCGGATTATACAATATACCGGCGTGAGATCATCCGGGAACTGGACGAGCAACTGGATAAACTGGACGGTTTTTTCTCTTATACAACCGGAAAAAATGGCGAACGGATTGTTACCCCCATTTTGAAAACCGGGTGTAACCTGATGCAAGACTTTGGAGGATGGCACGGCGTAGGTGATATGTTGAACGGTCTTACTTTTGGTAATTTCTGTGATTGTCTGGAATTATTGCAGCAATGTAAACAGGCGGCAGAAAATGACGATTCGGGAATAGATGAAATATTCCGGGAACTTACTTTAAAACTTTACCGGTACAAAGAACCGGAGAAGACACCGGACGTTCCTTCCTTACTCGCCATTCATGCGATGAACTTCTTTTCCTCCGTTTGGGATATGATTCTTTCCCAACCTGTATATATCGGCGGGGAGGCTATCGACTTCCGGATACTGTTTCAGAAGTTGGGACTCGACGAACGGAAGGCGGACGATAAAACCGGCTGGACCGGAATAGCTTTTGAAGTCGCGGCTTCCGGTGTATTCGGTAATAAAAAGGAGGTGGACGATACACCCTTCTGGGACGTATTGCTTTATCTGTATAAATGTAAGTTTGAGTATTTACACCAAAAACGTAACAAGAAATGAGAACGACAACAGGAACAAAAAACAAGATTAAAAAGTTTGAAGGGCTACGCTTGAAAGCGTATGTATGTGCCGCAGGAGTATGTACGATCGGTTACGGTCATACGGCCGGCGTAAAACCAAGCGATGTTATAACACAAGCCCAGGCCGACACTTTCTTTGAAATGGATATAATGGCCGTAGAAAGCCAGGTAACCGCACTTCCTCTTGATTTGGGACAGTATCAGTTCGATGCAGTAGTAAGTTTTTGCTTTAATGTGGGTATTGGAAATTTCAAAAAATCAACCCTTTATAAGAAGATAAAAGCAAATGCGTATGATCCGTCCATACCGGCAGAGTTTAAAAAATGGATATACGGAGGCGGTAAGATACTTCCGGGACTTGTTACCCGCCGCGAATGGGAGGCAAAACGTTATCAGGGGTTGACAGTATGATAAGTATAAAGGTTTATCGTGAATACTGGGAAGGCGTACAAAAACGTATTCCTGAAATAAAGAAGGTGTTACCCGTTACCATTGACGAGGAAATGAGTAAGACGATACAAGGACTATCTAAAGAGGAATGTCCGGTACTTTTTATTCTGATCCCGTCGGGAACGGGTGCCAGCCTTTCGGCTGATAATGTAAGAGAGAATAATTTATGCGTTGTTTTCCTTATGGGGAAATACGATCCACAACGGAAGGGAGCTTATGAGACTATCGAAGAGGTGCAGCCGGTCATGGAACGTATCAAACAAATATTGATAGAAGATTCTGCTACCGGTTGCCCTGTAACTAAGGAATTGGATTTAACCAGTCTTTCCACTCTTCCGGAATCCGGCTTTTACCGGACATTTGCAGGGTGGAGCCTGGCTTTCTCATTTAAAACAAGATGATAGATAATGAATGCAGGTGTTACATAAGCATTTCCCATAGTTTCCTTTTTACGCTTTCTATATTTTCTTGTATGGTATAGTAGGAAACTTCATTTTCGGGAATAGCAAGTAGTATTTTAGATGTTGTGTTGGTGATACTTTCAATGCTGATGATATGATTGACATTTATAATCACATTTCCCTTTTCAAGGGTTTTAAGTTCTATGAATTTCTTCATTTTATCAGATTTTTAGTTAAAAGCATTTGCAAAATTAAAAAAAACTTTTGATGTATACATACTATTATATATAATTGATAAAATATGAATTTTACAGCTTGGTTTTTTATAACTGTAATAGTTACTATTGTTACCATTGGAGTAAATAGTACATTGTGCACCTATTGGGGATATAAATATAAATCGCAACAGGATACAGAGAAAAAGCCTGATGCGGAAGAAGAGAAAGAGAGATGTCCCCGGATGAAAGTTACTGGTTTCAAATAATAATAGTTCATTATGGCCGAAGACTTTAAAACGGATTTCTTTTCCGATCGGATCGGACGTGGGATACAGGATATTTTTAACGCCCAACTGGAGATCGCTACCAAACGGATTTACACTCCGTGACGCGCTTCTTCTCGTTCGGCGGCACGGAGAATATCCGCGGCAACTGCGAAATGTCCGTTGGTTCGCTCAGCTATGCGCTGCTGAACTATTTTGGCCAGCGCTACTTCGTCTTCAGCGACCGCTTCGCCGCCCGTAAGGACAGAAATACCGAAGCATAAAGCAATTCCCCGGGGCAGGATGAACCGCTCCGGGGAATTTCATATATCGCGGCATGTGTAAGGAAGCAGCATACCGTTCCCGGTGCAATGCTGCCGATAAAGCGGACCGGAAGGCATTGTGCCACAGAATGCGTGCCTGTTTTTGCTCAGCCCTCCATGCACCGCAGCACGGTCTCCTCCGGGACGATGGCGGAGATGCCGCCGGGGTACTGCGTGGACAGGCTGGCGGCCGTGGCGGCGAAACGGCCGATGGCGGTCAGCTCGTCCTCGGTCAGCGCCTCGGGCGCGCGGCCCAGCTGCAGCAGGCGGCTGACGGCGCTGCCGCCGAAGATATCGCCTGCGCCCGTCGTGTCGACCGGCAGGACGCGCGGCGCGGCCACGCGGACGGCTGCCCCGGCATTCTGCAGCAGGCAGCCCTTCGGCCCGCAGGTGACCATGGCCAGGCGGACGCCGAAGTCCGCAAGCAGGCGCGCTGCGCCCTCCTCGGGGCCGCAGCTCCAGAGAAAGCGCACCTCGTCATCGCTGATCTTGACGATATCGGCCTGCCGCAGGCCCCAGAGGATCTGCGTCTTCGCCGCTTCGGCATCCGGCCACAGCGGCAGGCGGAGGTTCGGGTCGAAGCTGAGGAGCTTGCCGTGCGCGGCGGCGTAGGCGGCGGCCTGCTGCGTGGCGGAGCGCACCGGCTCCTGCGTCAGGCTCAGGCTGCCGAAGTGGAGCAGACGCGCCTCGTCCAGCAGCGAAAGATCCAGCTCGTCAAAGCGGAGCTGCGTATCCGCGCCCGGCTTGCGGGCAAAGCTGAACGCGCGCTCACCGCCCGGGCCGAACGTGACGAAGGCCAGCGTTGTGAACACGGACGGATCGCGCACGATGCCCTCCGTGCGGATCCCGGCCTGCGCCAGTGTGGCGCACAGAAGGTCGCCGAACGTATCCGCGCCTACCTTGCCGAGCATGGCACCGCTGCAGCCGTAGGCGTGCAGGGCGGCCAGAAAATTCCCCGGCGCGCCGCCGGGATGGGCGGCAAGGGTGGGGTAGCCGTCGCGGTCCGTGTCGACCGTGGCAAAATCGATCAGCAGCTCGCCGAGTGCAATGGCGTCCAGCATGAAGGATCCCTCCGCATCAGAATGAAAGATAATAAAAGATGGAAAGCAGGTGCTGCCGGAATCAGATCCCCAGCTTTTCCAGTGCAGCCATGCGCAGGGCAAGGCAGAAGATCTGCATGGCCTGCTCCAGCTCCTCCACGGGCGGGAAGCTCGGCGCGATGCGGATGTTGCTGTCGGCGGGGTCGTTCCCGCCGGGATAGGTTGCTCCGGCGGGCGTCATGGTCACACCGGCCTCGGCGCACAGAGCGAGCGTGCGCTTCGCCGTACCGGGCATGGCGTCGCATGAGACAAAGTAGCCGCCCTTCGGCTCCGTCCAGCTCGCGATGTTGGGCGGGGCGATACCGCGCAGGGCCGCCAGCACGGCCTCGAACTTCGGGCGCAGGATAGCGGCGTGGCGCTGCATGAGCTCGAGCACATGGGCCTTGTCCTGCAGGAAGCGGACATGACGCAGCTGGTTGACCTTGTCCGATAATAAAGTCCGGCTTCTTCGTCGTACATAATACTATCAGCATAAACGAGATATTCATGTAATTTCTCCAGGT